TAAATCAGCATGGACATCCTCATCCCAATCATTCCATCCTAGTTTAGTGTTATCACCACTGAATCCTTCATTTATAACTGAAATTTGATTTTGAAAGACTGGAGCCAAAAACCCTGCTAATGCTTCTGGATAAGTGGTTAATGCTCGTTTTTTAGTATGAATGCGCCCTGATGACGTTGGATTACTATCAGGAACTCGTTGACCTACTAGCTCGTCTTCTCCATAAGTCAGAGAGTCGCCTCGACAAACAATATTTATAGATTCGGTGCTGTCATCTGATGCCAACTTCTTAGCAAAGACATTAAAGTTTTGCTTTTGAATATCTCTGATGCTTGATGTGTTATATGACGGATCTAGTAAAGTCGATTTCCCATCTTTGAAGTAAATGATAAAGTTTTTACTATCAATATCACTTACTTCTCCAAATTTTGGTTGGTTCATTCTACACAGAATGATTTCTCCATCATCATTCCGAACACGAACACCAACCGTCCCTGTTTTAATGACATCACCAACCGAACAATATTCATCAGGACGAATAGGGAAAACGAGCCCGTCAAACCACTCATTGGTTATTTGAGCGGCAATTTTGTTAACATAATCACGACTTGCAACTATTAAGTTAGGATCTATTTTAACAATCGGCTCAACACTAGTGACAACAAACAACATCTCCAGTGTAACTGGAGTTGCTACGTTACCATTATTGCTTGGTTTAGGGACATAAATACGCGCACAATTACCAACCGCATGAATGTAACTTTCATCATTAAAAATAGAAACAACGGATAACTCTCGGATAACGATATCATTGTACTCATCCGGCAGGATTGCCTGAACACTAAGTATTGGTGGAGAGCTAGGCTCAGGCTGGATTACATCAATAGCATTAATTGGGATTCGCCCAAGCTCATTAACCAAAGAAGTCTGGGCTCTATTAGGCTGGATATAAGTATCATTAGCATCACCAAAAGCAATGTGAGTGAAATCAATCTCTTTTTTCAATAACTTGGCGTTTTGTTCTGCATTTTCACCAAGATAAGTTAGTATTGAGCCAAACTGTTGCTCATTCTCAGGAACTAATGTTGACATGTGTTACTCCAATAAAATCGGGCGGGGACCAGAACGAACAGTGATGGCTTGACGAGACAAACAAACCAACATGTTTTTTGATGAAAGTGAAACAGATTTAACCAACCAAGGGCCAGTTTTAGAGCAAATTGCTGTTCGAGACACAATAGAATTCATCACTACTGTTTGAACTTGGCTTTTTACGCTAATCCCGACTAAATGACTGCGCGTATTTTTCGCACTGTTGATTGAGGGAACTAATTTTTGTAGATCAGTGATATCTATCGGCTCATTTGTGGATTTAACGTCCACCCTAAATGTGCCTTTGGCCATGTTGGCTTTATCTTCAAACCATTCAATTAACTTAACGTCATCACCACGAATGGCTTTGATGGCTCGTTCGACTGCGCCTCTTGTTCCGCGCGTTCGGTTAATATCAACACTTTGCTTTATCACTTCACGTTTACGCGATTCCGGCCATTGGGTTTCCCAATGATCAACACGTAAGGCCCAGGCTAAAAAAGGAAGTAAATCAACGGGGCAATTATCTGGGTCCCATACCGTTGATATGGGGATATCAATGTCGCTTATTCGAGATAATGCGCCCGCTAAATCCCTCTCTAATTGATTTAAATTACTGGGTAATAAGGATTTATCAGACAAGGACATAGGTCACCACCATTTTTGTACAAAATGGCGCTTCTAACTTAGCGATTGGAACATCAACCCAATCAGCCAAACGAACAGAAGAGACGCCCTCAACCCTTAACGCCCAATAAATGCCGGACACATCAATCTCACCACCGAATCTGTGTTGACTGCTGACATAATCAGCCAAGCGCTGTTTAGCTACCTTAACGACTTCATCTGGTGATGGTCCCGCTTTGATCGACAATTCAGCCTTAACGGTATATTCATTAACAATGGCGGGCTTAACCGTAAGTTCATCCGTAAATGGGCGATAAGGAAACACCATGGCGTGAATAAAATCACAAAAGCCACGGCTAGGAATGCCTTCACCCGTTCGAGTTAACACATAAAGCACAACTTCAATGGGAGCGGGACTATCAACTGCCACATCTTTTACATCTGGATGGGCGCTTTTTGCATAAAAAATATAAGCATCATCTGGGCCTGCAACACTGTAGCCCCCTGGCGATTCATGAAGACGTTGGCGATAATCGTCATCGTTTTCGTTTTCTTCACCGATAATTTTTGTTTCGGTTTTAATGAGCGTTAACGTTGCAATGTCACTGGTATCATTTGGCCAACCAAGCGATTCCCAACGTAACTCATATTGCTCACCTTGAAGTACGTAGCTGTAGCACTCTGCTCGATCGCCTTCTGGTGATTCAACTACCCAACCAAATTTATCGGTATCAGGTACTTGAAGCCCAGAAGTCGGGTCACCAACAATCACAGCATAATTACGACCTGATTGAATCGTAATCGACCCTGAAATAGTCATTTCATAACGAGAAACATCGTTCACTTCGGTTAACGTTTTTCTTAAACGCGTGACGGGTTTTCCATCTGGGGTTCGGTAGTAAGTCACGCCAATGTGATCCAGTTGCGGACCTCTCGCATGAGCAAGAGTGACACCCATCACTTGCTCGTTGGCATCTTGACGAATAATGACTTCACGATAAGTATTTACTGCCGTGACACGATAACCAGGGTCGCTTGGGGCAGGGTTTTCTAACCCCGCTTCTTTGACGGTTTCTTGTAATAAACTGGCATGATCCACCTGTTTTATAATATCCAGCGGTGGTAACTGAGATAAATCAATTACTTCTTTGCTCATTAAATACGATCCCCTCTAGAATCACCGGTTTACCGTTGTGGGTAAGCACACCGATTAAATCAAGCTCTATCTGACCATTACCTAACGGTCTTGCTGTCATTTCAGATAAGTGAAAATCGTCTAATCCATTAATGGGATTTGCAACGGCTTCGGCCACACGAACGTAACATTGCATTTCAAAACTGCTGTTAATGTTACGGTCTACAATTTCATGCAATCGGGACCCGTACCCTCGGGCACCAACCAATGAACCGAGAGGTGTGTTTAACGCATCGATTAACCGTTGGCGCAGATAGTCGAGGCCGCCGATGGATTTACCCGTTAGGGCGTCGGTGCCTTTCTTCATTTCTTTAATTCTTTATTTCGTTAATTAGAGAATACCGTCGAACTGCCCGCCGCAATGGCAGAGCCACAATCTACAGCATCACCCACACGACCGATGGGCGAACCGTTGGCATAAACGCTCGGCGAACCTGCAGAGAGAACCCCTGCATGACAACTTGGTGAGGGATCACAATGTACTCCCCATGCATCACCTACCCTGTGAATGGGCTTACCTTCAACAAAAACGTTAGCACTTCCTTCTGTTGAAGCACGAGGAGGAAACGCACCGTGGCCTGTCCCTCCATCTCCTTTTCTACTCACGGCTGGCATTCATGTACTCCAAAAGCTTATCTCGACCACTACTGTAATCATGAATGACACAGCAACGCCAAGAGTGGGTGGCGGTTTGCGTCACTTCGGTTCCTGATGTTGGATCCACTTCGTTATAAGTAACTGTCACGCTTAAGGTGTAATCTCGTTGACTCACGCCGCTTGGGCGAAATTCGACGATGTTTTGGTTTGGAGGAAGTAACGGCCAATCGGCCACTCTTACCACTTTTTGACCATCGTGATAGTCAATAAACTCAGGAACAAATAACCCTGCCAACGATGAAGAACGAAGGCGAACACCATCAGTATTACTGGTTATGGTGAATTGGGAGGGCCGCTCTGGGGTAATGCTCCAGGTATAGCCCGTGATAACTTGGCTTTCACTGGCTTTAAAAAAGCAGCGATAATCTAATCCGGTGGCGGTGTCCGGTTGCTGAAACAGCACATCCCCGCTTGGATGCCATGTCATCAGTTAAAATCAATCCGTTTAGCTTCAAGTTTCAGGTTTTTCCCTGCCTTTAATATCAAATCATCATCTGTAATTAATGACATTGTGGAGGTTGATGTAACGGTGAGTTTTTGCTCGGTGGTGATATCAACATCCCCCTTTACGCGAATAGAAGCCGATTGTTCACAAGTAGCGTGAAGATTGCCTTTCACTGCAGAGGTGAGCTGACCACCCACAGTTATTGAAACGTCTTTTTCAATCGTCGCATTAAGGTCGCCTTTTATATCTGCGATTACATCACCCATATTGACGATATCAAGTTGATGAGAACCACGATGATGAGATACCTTCGAACCATCACCAAACTCCACCAAGAACACATCAGGGTCATCGCTTGGCGCTGGGCGGTCACCATAATAACTACCAGGAAACACCTCACCTAAACGCAGATCACCCGGCGATATCACCGTAACGGCTTCGCCAACTTCGGGAAACCACCAAATGATCGCCTTTCCTGAACGAAGCGGCTTTATTGGTAATTTACTTGTCGTCATGGGGTGTTCTTCTGTGCCGTAAGCAACAATAACCCACTGCTCTTTTGGGTTACTTTCACTGATCACGCCACGAATAAAAGACTCTTCAAGCTTTCGTTCAATCTCACTGACTCGTTCAGCTAACTCCATGCATCTACCCCGATATTATCCGTGCCCTTAATTTCTACCGACTGAGCAATAAAATCGGGCGGATTCAGCAATAAATTACCAAGATGAATTTGTTGCTCAAACGTCACTATCATGGAATCAAATCCAATGGCTTTTTCGTTCCCCCCTTTGCCGGGTTTGAATGAGCCTGGATACATGGCGATTGAATCAACCGAAATAGACTCAACGCCTTTACTTCCCAACCCCCAATTTTGACGAGCGGATATCATTTGCTGCTCTGATGGGTCGCCACTGCTGTCTTCTTTTGTGTAACCGACGACAAGCGATACCATGGCTCCGAGATTTCGGACAGCCAATGGAAGATCCGACGTTTTACTCGATAAAATACAATGCAAGGCAAATTCACAGTTAAACGGAATACGACCACCAGTTAAGGCGCGACCCGGTTTTGCTTCGGTCATCTCAATTAACACGGCTGGGGTGTTAATGCTAAACGCTTGTCCTGGTGCAATCGATGTTGGGTCATATAACGCAACGGTGTCTAACTGCGGGATACGAGCTTTTAATTCGGCCTCTATTGCTTCATGTAACTCTGTAAAATCGTTAAGTTCGCTCATGGTTAACCACATAATTTAATTCTTGTCCTAACTTTTTGCGAAATTCATCAGGCACCCTTGCTTCTAAGCGTTTTAACGCCTTAGATACAGGGTCAGCAATATCAATCGCAACGTGTTGAACAGGAAAACGGCCACGAAAACGGGCGGGTAATGAGTTAGGGTTTGCTTTGCGTTGTTTCGATGTTGTCGTATATCGTCCATCATTACGACTGGCGCGTATCCATACCGCTGACTCATAGCCATACATATCAGATACAAAGGCCCCTTCATATCGATGCTTTTTAAGCGATACCCCTTTTCGAGTTTGACGAGCTCGGCCTGCCTTTTCAGCCAAAACAGGAGAGACACCAATCCATAAAATAGTGACAGCGTCCATTCCTTTACCGACGGTTTTAAGGCTATAACGTGCTTTTAAAGCTTTTTGAGGTATCCCTGTTATTTGCGATACTTCACGTGATAAACGCGTATTCATCCAACGCATGGTTTTCTTTATTGCGCGTTGTCCGGCTTTTTCGAGTTGCTTTGGGGTTGCGATGATCTTGGCACTAGCTAATTGAAGCTCTTTTGCAAAATTAAGCTTAATATCAACGCCAGGTTCGGCCACGTCCTTCTCCCTCTGGGCTTTGCTTCTCGTTATCAGGCTGATCGCTTAAAAACACATAACTGACGCCATCATCTTTTGGATAAGAGACGGTGACATAATATTCACGACCATCAACACTTACAGACCAATCATTAGGTGATTCATCGCACCCTTCAATATGCGTAGTGTCAACCACAATATGAGGTTGTTGCATTAATAAATCTTGACCGCTTTTACCTCCGCCCGTTGCTTCAACGTCCAATAATGGGTTGTTGAACACGGCGTCCACTGGCAGCCATTCCCCTTCTGGCGGTCTTACTTTTATTTCGTGATAACGGCCAAGCCGTCGAACAATTCGACGACTGGCACGTTTAAACGGGTCACGTTCACGCATTAAGCAGGTTCAGTCTTTGGGGTAAACTTGATGCGACGAACTGCCAACGGGCTAGTACAAATGTTTGCAGGGTTAGATTGGCTTTCCATATCGATACCTTTATTGAACTTCTTCGGTTCTGAGGCAACGTAATACGGCAAACCTTTAGTGCCAACGGCTTCGTTATAATTGGCAGGAGCAAAGCGTGTCAGGAACAAACCAGGTTTACCCTCTGGCACAACCACTGCACCATATTTAGCTGGCATAGGGTCCTTAGTTCCTAAAGTTTCGTCGTATTCTTCCCAGTAAACACCCTGCCAATAAACACCAGGACGAATATCATCGCGCAGGGCCGCACCATCATTTTGACGTTCAAAAGCTTTCACGAAACTTTCATTTTCAAGCAACTGGTCAAAGAACGAAGGACGACAGAAACCGCGGTATTTTTTCGCCTTAATCCCTTTCTGTTGCTTCTCTGAATCGCGTTTGATCTGCAATAGCTGACCAACGACTTGCTTGTTAAAGTTAACAGTGTTTTCACCGTCGGACTCGCTAATTTCAAACGCTTTAAACAGATCGACAATCACATCGCCTTTCTTATTTATCACTTTTCCAAAAATGGCACCAAAGCGAAAATATTCGATGGTGGCGTCGATGCTTTGGCGAGCAATGTCAAGTTTGTCATTAATAACGGTCTGGAGCTCTTCCAACTCATCGGTTGTACCGAAAGCACGAGTATTTAACACATCGTCGGCATCAACACTGCCAGGAACCGGTAAATGAACCGCTTTAAATGAGACAATTTTTCGTTTTGGATCATCAAGAGGTTTACCATCTTCACCACGCTGAACATCTTCAACCAATTGAATTTGGCCATCTTTGTATTCGATATCAATCGTAGTGGTTCGAACGCCTTTTTCTTCAAACAGCTTAAGCTCCGCTAGGCGTAGGCGAGGAACTTTAAGGTTATTGATTGCAGCTGTCAGTTCAGTAATTGAAAACTTACCTGACTCTAGCGCTTGTTGCATTTCCATGTTTTATCTCTTTTAAAATAGGGTAAAAGGAAACATCCTACGCTTAGCGCAGAACGATCTGTTTTAATAGCAGCGACTTGGTGGCGGCTTCTTTTTGCACCGATGTAATGCTTTCTGGCCAAGTCAGCTTGGTTTCATACAATGCACAAACACGAGCGTGAGCGACGGCGCGGGTAGCTTCTGCCGTATCAACGTGGCCATAAAGCACCACTTCCGCCGTATCGGCCTCCACTGCTTCTGCAGTAAGATCAAGTTGCGTGTATGTGCCATCATCTTTTAAGCCAAGTACAGTACCCGATACATACGGGCCACCCACAACAACAATCCCATCACGGGATACATGGTCGAGCTCACCAGCTACGTGTGCACCAATTCGAGCTGGCATATGTGTGTATGTCATAGTTTGTCCTCAATGTTTAAGGGATAAGAAAACCGATGTGTTATCGGTTAGCGTAAATGTCGTTGTAACTGAGAGTGGTCGTTTTCTTTTCTTCGTCCGTAACATGACGAGAAAGATCGCCGTTCTCATCCGATTCAGCTTTCACTTCATGGATAGCCTTACCGACCATCTTGATTGGATCATCGATGCAACCGATAAGCGTGTCAAAGCTGCCGGATAGACCCGCCGCGGCTAACGTATCTTTCAGGCTGGAAGCCATGCTGATTTTGTTTTCTGCTTCGGCTTTAGTAACCCCATCCTTGAGTACTGACGCTGACAAGGCAGGAACACCCGCACTTGCACATGCAGCCACAAGTTCGGCGGCATGAGCGATGGCCATTTCAGGCTGTTCGCCTTTGATAACAGCAATAGCATCAGGACGCTGCTCAGTAATTGCGGCAATTAAATCCTCCGTGCTGAATGCATCTACGCTAGGCAAGCTCAGAGTGATGCTATCTTCACCTTCATTTGCACCGGCATTCGTGTTATTTGGATCTGGCATTGGTTTTTTCTTTCCTGTTTTGAGTTCGGCAATAACGCCCTCTAGACTCCCGAGACGGTGAGCCATACCTTTATCAACAGCGGCCTGACCAACTAGGATCCCACCGCCACCGAAATCGTTAATGACCGTGGAACGTTCAACGTTCATGTTTCTGGCCACGCGCAGGACAAACACTTCGGCAAGGGCATCAAGATGTTTTTGATACGCTTCTCGGCCTTTATCCGTGCCAGGGTCCTGACGCTTGTTCGGTGACTGACTCGATACGATTTCAATCGTTTCGAACTCGTCGTCCTCTTTTTGCTTACGGCGACGCATTTGCAACACCGTACCAATCGACCCCGCTGTCGCTGTGGCGTCCATCACCACTTCATCACACGCACTGGCCACCCAATAACACGCTGAACAAGCCATACCACCGACATAAGCGATAATTGGCTTTTTACCGCGAGCCTGATAAATCATTTCAGACAGTTCGTGAATGCCGTTAGCTTCACCGCCAGGGGAATCACAATACATAACAATGGACTTTATCGCGGGATCATTCAGTGCCTGAGTAAAGTCTTGCGCTAAGAGTTGCGTGGTTGTGCCACCGCAAATGTTGGTGAACAAATTGGCGTAACGGCTGATCACGCCACTCACCGAGATAATGGCGACGCCACCCTCTCGTATTTCCATGCCGCGTGTGACTTTTTTACCCTGTTTACCCGCTAGGGATTCAGGGACAAAGTCATCCAATGAAAGACTGTCCGCCTCTCGATTGGCAATGTCACTCATCAGCGAAAGCAGCTGCTGATCCAACGCCCACGGTTGAGACATCAGGTAATTCATGGCGAATTTATGCTTCATCTTCACCGCCTCCATTTTTTTCCATGGCACTAAAAAGCCCGCCTAGTTTGGCGGGCGATTCAATGCCTTCTTTTTCACAAATCGTCTGCCACTGCTTAAGTAGCTTGGCGTTGACTTGCATGTTCTTTTCAATATCAGTGCCGTATTCTGCCGCCTCTCGCTCACCATTAGATATGTGAGACGCCACAGCCTTATTACGAGCATTAATATCCTGCTCTGGATGTAGGTGTTTCCACGCATCAGGACGAACATCAACCGAGTAATATTTCCAAGGATCCGACGCAAAGTTAGGGGCAGATAACAGACCCGTTGAAATAATGACTTCAACCACCCAACGCCAAACACCAAAACCCACTTGAAAACCGGATAGGTTTTCCTGGTCAAAGCTGATTGAACGTCGGTACTCGTTGAGAAAGGCACGAACCAAGCGGTCATTAAGCCCCGACCAGTCACCAGTTAACAGCGGATAAGGAATGTCCATTCCTGCGGAATAAAGTAACGATTCCCAACGAACAAAATCCGCGTAACCCTGCCCGGTATCATCCCCATCAAACGGCAACGCTTTTTCACCTGGCACCATTCGAAGCCACGATCCAGCTGCGATGGTTTCTTTCGCATTGGCTGGCTCAGAGTCGCCATACATGTCTTTACCTGTATGCGGGTCGAACTCCCAGTCCGCCTCACCAAACGATTCACGATAAAGCACACCTGTGATTCCCGCACGCTCTCGCTTACGGATCAACTCATGGTCGTTGTATTCATGAAAGGTTCGGTCCTTAATCAGTGCAGCAGCGGTTGGCGGTTCAGCACGAACTTGACCAGGTCTAAGCGGCATGTAGTGATGAATCACCTCACGGGCTGGAACGCGAATGCAATCATTCAAACTTACCGACTCGATACCATCGTCTGGGTGAGCCTTATAGAACCAGTAAGCCACTTTGACTTTACCATTAAACTCGACACCCTGAATGATTCGACGGGTCGAGCTAATTCGACGGTTTAGTTCCTGTGGACACATATCCGCTTCTAGCAACTCAATCTGAATAGGCGCAACCAAACCGGAATCAATACGACGATTTAAACGACGAATAAACACTTCACCCGACATCCGACGCGAGAGCGCTGCTAGATGACAAATACCACCGAAGTTTAAGTCGCCCCACGGATCCAATTCTTTCGAGATGACACTCCACAACTTATTGACGCTTTTTCTAAAATCGTCATCGTCACAAGAGCTCATAATAGTAAAGCCCTTGCCGATCTCGTTGGTGGTGTTTTTATTTAACCCCGACCGCATCAGCAAGCTGTTGCGATAAGCGTGGCGAGTTCGGTTTCTGAGTGGTTTCCCTGCCGAGGCTAATGCTCTGTTTGGCCCCACTGATGGCGCTGGCCAATTGCGGCCCCGAGGTTCACGCGTTGCACCCTCATACGATTGAGACGCTAACGGTTTACCATCTAACCCAAGGATTAAACCCATTAACGAATACCTCTATCAATATTGGTTTGAACGGCAGAAAACGCACTGATTCGAACACCTTTCTGACGGGCAAGCGCCCGCAATACCAGACGCCTTGCTGTGGTCAATTCCTTGATGCTGCGATACGTGACTTCTCGCCCATCAATTTTGACGCTCAGTTCGCCAGTGACGATAGCCTCATCAAGCGCGTCAAGATCATATTGTGTGTATGCCATAAGTCACCATCATAAACTTGAGCGACGGCGGCGACGCTTAGGCAGCGCCACGGCTTCACCGTCTCCGGTTATTAGTTCAGAACTCTCATTGATTGGCACCGCCCAAGGAGGTGCGTTTTCCCAATCGACAATTTGGTCCGCTTTTAATTTATATATTCCCGCCCAGCTGTAGACGAACAGGTCAAACGTTTCGTTCCGAGTGGATATTTTTTCCCAATGGCCGGAGGCGTTGCGTTCTTCGGCAAGCAATTCATCAAAGAACCATTCCGGCAACCAATCAGGGAACCAACAATATCGACGCCCTGGGGTATCACGCTCAATAGAGTTTGATACGGTGTCTTTGATGCGGTCCGTGTTGAGCTGGTGCACAGGAACATCACCATAAGCGCGCGCTTTTCGGTCGCTTCGCTTGGTGTTATCTGGAAAGGTTTCTTTGATAACGGGGCCTTTGCCCTGACCTTTAACCAACATAAACTTGCGGTGAATACCTTCACTTTTCAGTTTTCGATAAAAGGCATAGGCGTTATCGGTCACGCCATCTTCACCACCGGAATCACACGATGTTAAATAAATCGGCATTCGGCGTTCGCTGCCATCGTCCAATTCGTAAGACTTGTTAATTACTTTATCAATCAGCAAGTCCCAATCTTCGAGATGCGTGGCCGGATTCACCCGGACAAACTTGTCCGGGTTTTCCGAATCGGTTCGCTTGGATTTTTCAATCTTGAACCGATCAATAACTTGGTATTCCAGATCGGAACCCCAAGCCAACACCATGACGTCAAAACGAGCGGTTTTCGCACCGGCTTGAACGTCAACGGCGGCGGTGAGGAATCGCGCCCACTCAGGCACCACACGCACACCCAAATCGGTGCGGCGGTCCATTAACAACTGAACGCTTTGATCCCCCTTACGCGGCGGCGTAAATGCTTTTCCTTGGTCAGTATTGACCGTAGTTTGTAAATCGTTGAGATCGCCCGTTTTATCGTACTTCTCTAATGCAGATAGGTACTTATAAACGAGTTGATTCCAAGTCTGGAACGCAGCGGTTGGCCCTTTCTGCCAGAAACTGGCGACGCGAGTATCACGACGAGAACCGGTGATCAGGCCGTTCTGATCGGCCTGACAGCCTTCTGGGATCCAAAGACCACTTGCGTTGAGCGTCATTTTTAACGACTTGCCGCCCGTCATGCGCTTATGTTCACTGTGCAAGCTGCCGCAATGCGGACAACACAAAAACACTTCTTTCGAGGCTAACGACGGATCGCCGATGTTTCTATCCCATTGCAATAATGGAAAATCTGGTTCAAACCATCCGCCACAGTCCGGACATTGCCAGTTAAACAAACGGCGGTCGCCCTGGTTGTAAAGGGACAGAATCCCATGAGTGGGCGGCGCTTCATGAGCCGTTGCGGGGCGATAGGTCGGATCGGTAATGTAAAAGCCTGGCGACCCTTCGGCGAGAGTCATGCCAGACGACATAAACGTTTGAGTACGCTTCGACGCCAGCAAGAACGCCGAACCTTCACTATCTACGTTAAGTGGGATCCGGTCATAGTCGGTTATCGCAACATATTTCCAGTCGGAACTGGCAAAGATATTTTTTGATGGCCAACCAATTTTTAAAAAGTTACCTGCTTTGAATAACTTGTCATGAACGTTATTGTCATGCGCCCGAGGTGATAGCTTCTCTTGAATCTCAGGACTGGCATTGAACTCACGCCCTAGACGTTTTTTTGAGTATTCCGCAGCTTTCTCTTGGCTAATTTGCACCAAAAGAAAATCGGCTGGATTATTGACGATGGTGTCACATATCCAGCCATCAATAAGGCTAACGGTTTTGGATGTTCGCGCAGGGCCAGCGAAGATCACCGAGCTGTATAAACGCGACTTCAAACAATTCATTGGCTCGTGAATATAAGGGACTAAATCCCCATCCCACGGCACCATGGACCCACCTTGTTCAACATGCAACAAACGACGGGCGCTTTGTGATACGGGCTCTCGATTCGGCGGTCTGATTAAACTCGCTACTTCACGCCTAATCTTACCCGGCGATGCGTAGCTATTTAACATCAGGCTCAACCTCTAACAATCCGTGATAAATATAGGTTCGAGACTCATCGGCCCACGCTTCAATGTATTCAAGCGATTCGGGCGACATTTTGTAACGACGTTCCAGGTTATCAGGCAGCGACTCAAAGGCACTGACTAAATATTTCAGGGTGGCCGCCAGATCGAGACGATAATCACCATCAGGGATCAATTCGCCGATTTCAGTCTCATACTTCAATCGCTCCCGTTCGGATTGGAAAAAATCTTTCCTATCCTTAGGTGCCATCTTATTGGGGTTGTAATCATCCTCGCTTTTATTGGTAGCTTCGGCTGAAAACAGCGCCGGACCAATATCCTCTAAGGCGTACAAATCCACACCTTTGGACTTTTTAACTGGCTTAACTTGGTTTTCTTTTAAACGCTTGCGAACCGTATCACGGTGCAAACCAAACGCCTCCGCTATCCGAGTTATATTCCAAGCGTAGGCGTCATTGATTGAACTTACGTTCCCCACAAAAACACCTCTTTAAAATAAACTATTGAAAAGCACTCTCAATAAGAATGCTTTGCAATATTTACGTGATTCCTCTTTGCGTAATCCACACACCACGCCACAAAGGATCATCACGACTTTTTTCTCTGATTGGTCTTAGAGTTTGCTGCTAGTTAATGGATTATTTAACTTAGCGCTTTATGATGATGGTTTCCGTAACAAGCCAACAGCTCCGTACCTGCTCTTGTCACCCGCCCTCATGGGAGTCGCTTATTGCATAATCTTTCCTTAGACGTTAACAATGACATTCTTATAAAAATGAAGTGAACCGAAGCGTGAAGGGCTAACGTTCGTGATGATTAAGCGGTCCCCTATTGCTTCGGTTCAAATTGGGTTGATTTAATGTGGTTCTCTTTCCAAGCGCGAATGGCTTTAAACCGCAGGTCACAATTGTCAATAACGTCCATTAAATTGTCGTTATCAATTGACAGTGCGGGCAAGTCATCCCCAACAAACGGAGGAATGAAACATCCCACCGTTAATGAATCCGGCGGGTAACGATAAATAATTTCCGTTTTAACGGGGGGCGGTAGTTCGTTGCTGGCGCAGCCGAATAAGCTCATCAGGCAAACGACACTTACTTTTGCTTGCTGCTTCATAGATAGCCTTTTTTCTATTTTGGTTTATCTGGCTTTGTTGCTCCAGCTTAACGACTAAGTCTGCCACAAGGTCTTGTTCAAATTGAACACTCGATGAAAGCTCAGTTATTTTTTCACGCTCTGATCTTAGATCCGCTTGATATTGATTATTGCTTTGCTCTAGCTGACCTATTCGCTCGTTGGCTTTCTGATAATCATCAGTAACGACGTTTAAACGCCACAGCAAAACAGCCGCGCCAATGGCAAGGGCCATCAACGCAGCAACTAATATTTTATTTACCACCATAAGGGGCCACCAAATCGTCGTTCATAAAAATAATGAATTTTTTTAACGTAATCGATCGTTTCTGCAGAGTGATGTCCAGTAACATTTGGTAAGCATTTAACAATGTTTTCGTATTCCATTTGGCCATTGCATAACTTTTGAGACTTATACAAATGCCCACGACCTGCGTTATAGCCAGCAGCAGCCAAATCGTAACGGCTCCCAGCTGTTCGGCCATGTTCATTCCAGCCATCAAGATTCTGGCGCATGTAATAAGCAGCAGCTTGAATACTAAAACGAGCATCACGGGGGCTTATTCCTTCAGGAACGACACCTTGCTTTTGCATGTCACTCCAAGTGCCAGGCATAAACTGCCCAACACCTGCAGCACCTACAGGGCTAACCGCATTAGGATTCAATCGCGACTCTTGCCACAATTGCGCCCAACCTAACCCCCAATGATATTCAGGAATATAGCGGTGCCACGCCGATTGTATTTGGCGATCATACTTATCAACCGACGCCGAGCATGGACCCGGCAAGATAACAAACCCCAACAGCCCAAAGACCGTAATAGATCGCCGAACTAAGCGGGGTTTTATTGATAATAGGAAGAATTTCATCACGGAACTTCACCTTTGATAACCAGTCACGAACTCTCAACGCCAAAAAGACGGTGATCACTGCGACAATCAGATAAATAAGATTAAATAACGTTACATTAAGCATTAAGCAGCCTCCTTATTTAATCGGCGCTTTCTTTGGTCGAAGTATTTCCATACGTCAAAAACAAGACGTACAACGACGACAGCTGCGCCGATAATGGTGATAGCAGACCCAAAGGTCACGCCAGGGAATATATAAACAGATAATACGTCTATAGTTTGGTGGGTTGTAGCTTCGGGTATGGTATGAACTTGCGCGGTAGATTTAGCACTGTAGGCCGACACGCCCGAACCGCCACCATACGCAATAAGCCGACCTTTAAACTCGGAGAATTTATCGAATACTTTTTGCATAGGCATAAAAAAAACCCACTAATTGCTTAGTGGGCGTCAAAATAGTTGGCTAGGTTTTTGTGATTGCAATGCTTTAAACGCACTAAAACCACGTTATGAAAAACAATAAACTAAGAGCTCAACAAAAACAACATAAAGTTGTAATTTATTCCCTTTCGTTGTTTTAACCTTGCTTTACATCACACTTTTCAGTGATGTGGCCGGATGCACTTTTGCATTCTTTGTTTTGTGACCCGTCACAATTACCACTAAACGCCTTGCAAATACGTTCCACTATTACCTCTATACCAGTACCGCGAAGAATGACTTTTCCAAGCTGTTCTAATGATGATGACAATGAAGCAGTATTAGTCGCTTTGGTCAATGTCGTTGGCTCAGTGATGGTAAATAACTTCTCTTGAGTAGGTTTGTTTATCGCATTCATAACATCATCTACAGAAGGTAAAGGAAGTGGACTTGTTTTTCCCATTCTGGTTGTACTACAAAACAACACGACCTTTTCCCCTGGTTTCATGTTTGAAAAATTATAAAGACTCTTATCCCAGTATTCGTTTCGAATTTTTAGACGAGGGATAACGCCCGCTATCTTCGCTTGTATCTTTCTTTTGTGGCTTATTCTCATAACAATAGCTCCTTGCTTTGACGAGTACGCCAACATTCACTATCACCTTGGAATGTTCCTTCGCACCCATCGGGTAATGGGGATTTGCATTTACCGCAGCAACCTAATGCGGCAATTTGTGATTGATATTGCTTTGCATCGTTTAAAATTAAATCCTTGATGTATTCACTTGGTGTATACGCTTCACCAGAAATACCACGAGCATGACGAAGAAACTCAAGCTGATCATTCACCGCTTTTGGAAGTTCTATTTCAACACGACTCAATCCAAGACTGTTTCTTCGCTCTGCCGCATTCGCCCGTGAAAGTCGCTTGCGTTCTCTGGCCGCTTTACGTTTTCTTTCATCCGACGAATCAGCCATTGCTATCACTCTTTGTTATTGGCAGCTGAGACAACACACGAAACACTGTCACCAATCCGGCTAACTCTGCATTCACGATCGCGTAAACCGTCACGCTCATGTGATCTTGAACAGCAGGCAAGGCCGCTATTAACACGTTCACCAATACAATCACCATCGCACACTGAACGCTCCACAATTTCCACGCTTCTTTCCAATTACTGATCAACATTATTGATTCCTATTTATTGTGATAACAAAACTCAACCTTTCGGTTGACCATCCGTGTTAATGATCACGGGTTGGACGGGAGCAACTTTAATAAAAACCGCCTGATGACCACCAACATGACGTTCAAAATCAAACGCGGCATTTAACCCAAAGTAACCACCAAACCCAAGAGACCAACCAACAAAGAAAAAGGCACAAAAAGATTTAAGCGATCGAATGATGACTTTAAGAACAGCAACCACACTCACCTTGCTTAATGTCAATATCGAAAGAGAAGCCGATCGATAAGCACGCTTTTTCATTGAATCTAAAAATTCTTCCATTTCTTAATCACCCTTAAAGTGAATTAGTTATTCACAAATAACGCTGGACCTGCTTGGGCCATGTCATATAAATCTTCACGTTTTCTTCCCTTCATGAAGGAACGCACATTCGCCGCCCGAAGTCGCTTTCTCACCGTGTCACGGCTTAAGTCAAAGGTGATGGCTATTTGGGTGATGTTCATGTATCGCATCGGCGTTATTCTCATAAAAAAGGATCATTTCGGCACATCTTAAGCCTTATTGGATCAGGGATTCGGCAGGCACGTGGCTAGAGTGCTGACGGCGCATAGGAAATCCGAAAATTTCTCAACTACCGCGGGCCTCGCACCCGTGGTTGACTTTCAAACCCCCAGGGTCCCCAGACTTTTCACGACACGGCGCAACACCATAACCTCGATAGTGTTAGCTAACCCTCTGATAATTAAATCAAATTGTTCATCACTTACGACTTTCTTTCCTGCCACAACCGCCTCTAACTCACTGGAGAATCGGCGGTATGTTTCTAAATCTTTTTTCATGTTGTTTATTCCTCTGTGATAGATGTCTGAATTGCTTCTCATGCCGCGCACTCACTGGCTTGAGCTGTTGCGAATGATCTTGTTGATCTCGTCTCTGTCTCGCGGCGTAATTGGGCAAATCCTCGATTGTCTAACCACGTATGATATTGCTTCAACGCCTCACGCATTGGCACCTTGTATAAGGACTGATCGTAAGCCTTATCTAACTTACTTTGGCTGTGGTTTAACAGACGTTCACTGACGGAATGGTCAATGCCCAGATCAGTACAAATGGTTTTTAATGCTTTACGGCAATCGTGTGCACTCCACTCATTGTGACTGACGTTCTTAATGTATTTCCTTGCCGTGCTGTAACTGAGGGATTGCGCATGAGCATGACCTGGGAACACAAACACACCACGATATCCTTTTTGGTTTTGCCACGTTCGATACGCAATTAACCATTCTGTGATCTGTTTTGTTAACGGCAATAGATGCCATTCTCGGGTTTTGGTGTCGGCCATTGGTAAACGCCACTGCCCCGCCTCAAGATCAATGTGATGCCATTTGGCGGATAACGTCTCAGTGATTCGAGTGCCATGACATAAAAGCATAATGATCAAGGTTTGCGTTACACGGTCACAAGAGGACAAGGCCATAAACACATCACTCACCTGTGTCGAGAGTAATCGACCGTCTTTTGCTTTAATTTCTACCGTAATGAAATCTGAAAACACCACACCCGCTAATGGGTTTAACTCGATACGGCCTAATTTTTGCGCCTGTTTAAACACTTGTTTTAGGACCGCTAACACAGACTTAACGGTCGATAAAGAATGACTTTCTTGTAATGGCCATATCAATGCATCATCCAAGACTTGGCGCGTCAATGCCGTGATTGGAAACGCCCCTAAATGCGGCATAAGATGACACTTGATCGCGCTTTTAATGGTGGCTTTTCTGGTTTTTGAGCGGGTAGCGTCTTTGGTGGTTCGAGCGTCATACCACTGTAGTGCATCCCCCACCGACTCAAACTCTGATTGTTGCAGATTGGCCGATTGATTTAACGCCAATATCGCCAACTTTTCCGGCAATACTTTTTTTACCGCTTTCACGGTCATCAGTGGCCAATACCCCATCAAATACCATTTATCACTGCGAACCACGTACCACGATCCTTTTTCACGACCTTGATGAAAGCGAAAACGAAGCGGGAAAGCGGGATCACGCAACGTTACCGCCTTGCCCGCCTTTTCGGCTTTAATGTTCGTTTCTGAAAAAGTAATGATGCTGGTTTTCATGATGCCCCATTTACGGCGCTAGCCATTCAAACACCCAATACACCATGGGGTAGCTAACGCCGAGTAAAATAAACTCTTGGATTTTCTTCACTCTATCTTTCTTTATTTCTTTAAATCTTTAATTCTTTACAGTTCAAACAACGCTTGCAGTTGACGACGTTCTTGAATGTCTTCGATAGAGCGACGAACCAAGACCGCATTTTTATCCACCTTTACACGAGGGCGTGAATACTCAACGTGGTGTAAATGCGCATTACGAACATGACGGTTATCAGATGTTTTCAACATGGTTATTTCCTTTTCTTACTGACCGAAGCGATCACATGATCACGAGCTGTTTTTAATTTACGTTTATAAGTGGGCAAGCTGATCCCCTGACGATGGGCACGTTTGAGTTGCGTATTATCAAGAGGGTTTCCTTGCGCGCCGTACTCGACACGAAAGATAATTGCTGCTGGTTGATTCTCTGCCGCCAAACGTAACACCGCCGATTCGACATCGGCTTCGATGCAATCTAAAGCAGGCCCTCTGCCGCTCCCGTAATTCATTACCCCTTGGCATTCAATCAACTTGCCCAAAATGGATTGGCCACCAGGCACCAATGAGCCGCTATGTACCCAGCGTGCCCATTGGTCAAAAATATCGTCCCAGTTGCCCATTATCGAACTACCTTACTTCAACCAAATACATCGCCTGACCTTTGTCATTGCGAACGTAACTCGCCTTTGCCATGCGAGCTTGATGATTTGCCACACACCACAATCGATGTGTCTTAGTTGCCCCTGTTCGCAGTGATTTCGTGCGATACAGCGCGTCAAGTTGCGTTGCCGCTTCTTGTTCATTTAAGACAAAAAACCGATTTAATGTCGCCATGCTGCTGTTTTCTCCTATCCATTCATCCAATCATTGAACTGACGAATGACTTGTTGATAACGTTGTTTCGCTTCCAAGCACGAATCTAACTCGCGTCGGGATTGAACTTGGCACCGTTGTCGAAGCACCGCCGCCGCTTGCTCTTCATTGCTTACTGGTTGGCTCGCCGTTTCAGATAAAAACCGTTGAAAGCTTCGACGGGTACACAACAACCCCGCGCCTCTGGCGTATTTCATGCGGCCCCCTTTACTTTAGGGTGGCGCTTTCGGGTATAACATTCAGAGTACGCCTCTAATGCATCCAGTACATGAGCGGGTCTTTTCTCGCTCATGCTGATCATCAGATCACCTGGTTTAATTTCAACGCGCTCATACGCCATCGATAACGGGCCGTATTGGTGGCACATAAACGCCCCCATTTCACGCAACATGTCGATTTCAGGTTGGGCGTTCACCCCCACAACCAAAGTGACAACGTCATCAGACCAACGCCCCATTGTTTCCAACTTAAGACGGCGAAGGCGCTCAGACATGTCCGACACAAACCCCAAATACACACGACGTACTTGACTTGCTCCCAATTCATTAACCATTGCGAAATGGAACGGATCCGCCTCGCTTTCGTCCTCACCCATCACCGCCATTAAAATCATGCCGCTCTCTCCGCTTGTTTCTGCTCGTATTCTAAGTCGAACAAACTAAAGTCCACTGTTCCGCGCGATACTCGGCGGATTTTATTGCGGCTTTTGGCTTTTGGAGATCGGCGAAAGTGAACCCATTCGTTCACAGACTTTGGACTGACGTCAAGTTGCTTAGCGAGCCAAGTCTGCCCACCAAATCCCAACGTTTTGATCCAATCTTGAAACCTCATTTAGTTGTCCTTTCCGCGATTTGCAACACAGATTACCAACAAAACGTTGTGAAAACAATGATCATGATGTGGCAATTTCCGCAATTTGTGGTATTTTATGTTATTATTACCTTTAACCATGATGATTTAGCCATTTTGGCACTATTCAAAAGTGTTAAGTGACTAACAAAAAAGGCTCAGAGATAGGGCGTTAAAGATGAGACAACCAACAAAAGAAATCATTGGCGACCGACTACGCTCATTAAGAATGGGTAAAGGTTGGACCGCAAAAGAAGCCGCCGCGGCAGCGACCCTTGTCGCAGGGACGAACATATCAGCAGGACGCTGGCAGAACTGGGAATGCGCTTCACGGGCACCAAGCTTAGAGCTGTTTCCCTATTTAGCAAAAACCCTTGATACCACGCCCGAGTACCTTGCGAGTTGGAAAAGTGAACCAGGGATAGGGGTTGAAACCAACAAATACATACTGGCCAATCTTGAGCCAGGTGGCAGCAACGATGACATCGCTTTTAATGTAGAAGCATTAAAACGTCACGGCCTGCATGAGCACAAACTTAAACTGATCACCATCAATGATGAAGCGATGAACACTCATTTTACGCATGGTGATCTTGTGTTAGTGAATCGCGCAGACACCCACATCACAGGCGCAGGGATATACGCATTAGAAAGCGATAATAGCGTGTTTTTACGTTATGTTCGTCGTGAGCCAGGCGTGGGCTTTGTTGTGTATGCCGATGACACCAAACACGCACCCGATCGCACCTTTACAAACGACGAATTTCAACAAATTCAAATAATTGGTCGTTACGTATTCAAAGCGACTTGGGCAAGCTAACCAAATAGATAAAACAAAAGCGCGGGTCGCCCGCGTTTTTTTAGCAAAACATTAACAACATTTTGCAGTAACAAAAAACAACACTTGCAAAATAAAGACAACATTTAAGGGATAAAGCATGAGTAACAGTGAAATAGTAGCCACCATCGCTATCCAAGGACCAAAGGATTTACGGACAGCTCAGCGTCAACAACTTTGCTCTTTAAATAAAACCCAAGCTTTTTTAATTGGTGCAGGATGCACATTAGAGAAAGCATTAGAAAACACCGACATGGATGACGAAGCAAGACGATTAGTGAACTCAGCCTTTTTTCAACTGCAGCAAGTAGAAAATGAATGCGAGAAATTGCATGCACATATCGACGCGCTCACGCTCATTGGCAAAAGCCATGAATAACGAACTACAACTTGCCCCAGGGATGGGGCTCACTTCCGACGAACTGGTCATATTAAAAGGCCATGCAGAAGGAAAACGCAATAAAGAAATATGCAACGAGCTAAACCTCACCCCACCAGAGTTAAGTCTTGCAGAGCAAGATATCCGGTACAAGCTCAATGCGAAAACCACACCGCACATGATAAGCCGAGCCTTTCAACTGGGTTTATTACGCGTGATGTGTTTAGTGCTCTGTTTTTGTAGCGTGATGGATCTTGATGACCAAACCGTAAGAAGCAGAACAAGGACTCAACAAAGCCGAACCGTTCGAACAGGACGAAGAGAAATGGGAACATACTAATGAAAAACCAATTAATTGATTTAAATAACCACCTATTTGCAGCAATTGAGCGTCTATCTGACGAAGACATCAGTGGCGATGACTTAAAAAAAGAAATCAGTCGTTCAAAAGCCTTATCCGCATTATCAAAAGACGTTATTGCCAATGCGCGATTAGCATTAGATGCCAAACTTGCCATTGGTGTACACCTAAAACAAGGTGAACTGCCAACCATGATCGAATCCCCGAAAGCATAATAAGGGCACATCATGACTCAGTTATTAACAACACAAAAATCAAAATATATTAGCTACACACAAGAGCAAGCCGAGTTCATTGAAACAGGCTATAAAAAGTGGGCATTACCAGAGCTGACTACTCGCTTTAATCATAAGTTTGGAACTACAAAAACAACAAGTCAGCTCAGAAGCTTTACCAAAAATCACAAAATAAAATCTGGACGAACGGGTTGCTTTACCAAAGGGCAAAAACCGCATAATGCCGGCACCAAAGGGTTAATGAAAGCCAATAGCGGAAGCTTTAAAAAAGGAAATAAACCACATAATCACAAACCCGTAGGCTCAGAACGAGTGAATGTTGAAGGCTATGTCGAAATAAAAACCAAAGAACCTAACATTTGGGAACTGAAACACCGAGTCAATTATCAGCAAGCTCATGGGGAAATCCCGCTTGGCCATAACGTAAGGTTCAAAGATGGAGATCGTGAAAATTGCGATCCAGAAAATTTATTCTTAGTTGATAACCACGAAAACGTCTTATTGAACCAACGATATAAATTAAATCATCAACCAACAGAAATAAAAGACACCTTAGTTTTACTGGCACGAATCGACGTAAAAACAGCGCGATTAATGGAGAAAAACGCATGAGCACCATTAAAAACCCATCACAAATGATAAACCAAAGCAGTGGAGCGGTTGAATACTACACGCCACCATTATGGGTTACTGCAGCGCGTGAAGTATTGGGTCATATTGAGTTAGACCCTGCCAGCTCTTTAATCGCAAATAAGACCGTAATGGCCACACGAATATTCACAAAAGAGCAAAACGGACTTTCTCAATCTTGGAAATCGGACACGTTATGGATGAACCATCCATTTCATCGCGGTGAAAAACCTTGCCCTAAAAATCGAGTTAAGTGCAAGAAAAAGACATGCAAAACCCGTGGATACCATATTGATACCGCAATCCCTAGCAACATGGACTGGATATCAAAACTTATTAGTGAATACGAACAAGGAAACATAAAGGAAGCCATTTGCATTACCTTTGCAAACACCTCCGAGGGTTGGTTTAAAAAATTATTACCTTACCCGCAATGCTTCCCAAATGGACGGATTCAATATTACAAACCCGATGGAACCATCGATAACAACGTAACAAAAGGCAGTTGCATAACCTATCTAGGAAAAAACCCTAAAAAGTTTCACGCAACGTTTAAGAACTTGGGCACCGTGAAAGTATCCATGTAATTGCCAAGTTAAAGAATTAAAGAATTAAAGAATTAAAGAGATAAAACTAATGAACACAAACGCAGAACTAAAACAACCAAGCACCCTAGATGCACTTTCACAATACAGCGGTGATGACCTAATCATTGCGTTCTTGCACGCTTACAACCAACAAAACAGCGATTGGGATCAAATGGTAGGAGACAACCAACGCCTACAGCAAGAACTTGATGGCTATAAACGTCAATGCTCAGCTCAAACCCAAGAGATTCAAACCTTACAACAAGAAAACAAACAGTGTCATGAAATCGCAGCTAACGCCGAAATCGTTGCCAACAAACACATAGGGTTAGAACAAGAGCTTACTCGAGCAAAAACAATGAATCGCAGCTTGCAAACTGAATTAAAAGAACTCAACAAGCTGAACCCTAAAAAACTCAAAGAACAAAACAAACGCCAACAAGCCAAAGCGTTAGAAAACCAAAAACGCATAAACCAATTAGAGCAACTATTAAAAGAAGCCGGTAAAGCAATTAAAGCATCACAAGCCGAAACCAATAAAGCCGTCGATAAAATTGCCCGCTTACAAACGCAGCTGGCACACGACACAGGAAGCGGTCTTTACCATAACGGCGACCACCATCTCATTATTTGGCCACAAAAAACCAAGATGCAAGATGCAGATAACAACATCTTTGAAGGTCGCTCACTGCTTTACTTACACAAATCAGGCCGTGGCGGTTTAATCACTTACAACCCAAACACAGAAGAAGCCAACTTATGCGCTAGCCCTCGTGGCGGATTACGCCCAAGTGATGAAGCGAAACAATTTGCTCAAGATTGGTTATTCAAAGTCAACGAAGTGCAAGGCGGAACAGTAAAAGAAGAAGACATGATCCCTGTTAACTACAACGGCGATTTCGCTCAATAAGGAAAGGTTATGACACACGAGGAGTTTGATAACACCGGCTTTACAGGAAATATGTTTGCCATTCATGACGGAGAAAAGAAATTCATTATGTCGGCAAATTTTCCAGAGCGTCTTTTTGGACTGTTACCAGAAAAACCAGATAACGATTTTTCTGATGCAGATATGTGGCAAGTGGATTGGGTTAGATGTGAAAACGTAACTGAAATCATTAAACCGGAAATCCTTAACTTTCAAAATAAAGAATCGGTGAACTAGATATGAAATCAACCCCAATGATATTTAACACTGAAATGGTGCAAGCCTTATTAAGTGGCAATAAAACGGTTACCCGCCGACCAATGAAACCTCAACCTGTGGATAGTGGTCTAGGTTACAAGTGGTTTCCTAGCAACATTGTTCAGTCAATGGTTCAAATCGACAACTTCAAAGAAGATAAAGAGGATTATCTTAAGGGCATTATTCCTCACGTATGCCCAATTGCATGTAAGGGTGATTTAATTTATGTGCGTGAAACTTTCTGTATGGGTCGAATCTATGATTATGATTCAGGCCATCCAGCTAGTGACTACCTTTATGTTGAGCAATGTGCGGTTGATGAACACGTAATATATAAACAATATTGCTTAGATGAAAATATTGAAATTGATGAAGTGAAATGGAAGGCATCAATTCACATGCCCAAGGAATTAAGCCGTATAACTTTAAAAGTAACTGATGTTCGTATTGAACAAGTTCAAGACATTACCGAAGAACAAGCGATATCAGAAGGGATGCCTACCAATAAAGAATGTCAAAAGATAGCAATCGATTCTGGTCTTGGATGGTATCAAAAGCCTGTTACTTGGTTTAAATCTCTTTGGAACGGTCTTTATAACAATTGGGATGATAATCCATATGTATGGGTTATTGAGTTTGAAGTTATTAAACCAAATAAAGAATCGGTGAACTAGATGAAATCAACTACATTTCATATTCACGTTCCTATTCAAGCACTATTGAATATGAATGATGATGAATTATCAGGATTTGCATCACACCCAGACGGTTTTGCAGCTCTTCGTTCTGAGCTTAGAGACATGTTATCTGATGGTGAGTATTGCTTAGTTTTGGATAATGAGTGTGACAATAAAAATCCTGATGGCTCATGCGCTGGACATATTACGCAAACGGTGAACTAGATGAATAATGATACTGACATTGCCAACGATGTAAAAACCCTTGCAGATAAATTCGTACCAAAACGAGAAATTCAGACCATGCTAAATCTTACAACTAGAGAGTTAGATAAGATTGCAATTAAAAACGACATCGAATTCAAAGGAAATAAACGTTGGGATGAAGAAGATTCTGAAAGACTAGCTCAAATGGCTTTCGATGGTTATACATTAAAAGAAGCCGCCAAAGAACTTGGAAGGAATTATTTTCAAACTGCAGCCTATGCGTCTCGACATAAGATAAAATTTGCAGGCAGCAAAACCAGACGATGGAAAAAGAAAGAAAAGGAATCATTCAACATTAGCCAGCACGCAAATTTATTAAACGCTGCATTATAACTCAACAACCAAACGGACAAATAGATATGAAAAACAATGAATCTCTAAATGGAATGATTGGTAAAACAGTAACTCGCATTAACAATTATGATGATATTGGTACCGTTGAAATATTTTTTAATGATCAAAGCAGTATTCATATTTCAGCAAATGGAAATGCTAATTTTCATGGAAAACCAATGACCATAATGGTTATTGAACCAAACAAAAAAATGGCAAAACAATAATGGAACAATACGGTTGTGCAAACCGATTCAATGGCGGTTATCTTTGTGAATACACCGCCAAACAAAGGCAAGCTACAGAGCGACACAAGCGAAGCGATATAATAAAATTTACTCAAATCATCTCGTTTATCAAACAATCCCCGTTAACGATAACCAGGATAAAAGAAGAGGCCTTCTTTTTGTAACCCCTTCCAATAAAGCCGCACCTTTGCGGCTTTCCTTATTTCTTTATTTCTTTATTTCTTTATTTCTTTATTTCTTTACAGTTAGTATTTTTCGTTCTATTATCTATTTCAAGAATTAACGATTTCTTTAATTAATGAAAAGGAAAAACCAATGGGAAGAAAAATTGGCGTAGTCTCACAAAAAGGCGGGGTTGGTAAATCAACCATCGCTCGCGCCCTAGCAACCGCATTCGCAACATTTGAGTGGGATGTAAAAATCGCAGACTTAGATATAAATCAATCAACCAGTTATCAATGGCACAAACGTCGACTTGCTGAAAAGAAAGAACCTGTTGTTGCGGTTGAATGTTTTGGCAACGTTGGCCAAGCATTAAAACAAGCAGATAACTACGACGTGTTTATCTTTGATGGTGCTCCTCATGCCACTAAAGCAACATTAGAAATTGCAGAAGTATCGGACATGGTTGTTATCCCTACAGGTCTAGCTCTTGATGATATGGAACCTTGTGTCATCTTAGCAAATGACTTAGTCAAGCAAGGGATAAACAGAAACAAAATCGTCTTCGTATTCTGCCGAACTGGAGACAGCAAAACCGAATTAAAAGATTCATTCGATTACATGGCGCAAACCCCATACAAAGTAATAGAAGCACCGTTACAAGAAAAAACCGCATTACGACGAGCAAGTGACCGCGGACTAGCTGCAATCGAGTGCCAATACAAAGGCCCACGAGAGCAAGCAGAAAATGTAATCCAAGCATTAATGAACAATTTAAACGAACTTACCGAATAAAGAATTAAAGAATTAAAGAATTAAAAACAAGGAAACCCAATGGCAAATCTTAACCCAGGAACAAGACCAACAAAAAAACCAACAAAAGGTGCACCACCAGCAACAACAACCGCACCAAGTGGCCAAGAAAACACAAAAAAACCAGAACCAGGTTCAAAAGCACCATTAAACTTTAAAGTAGATGCTGAGTTTGCAAAAGAATGGAGAGTTTACTGTGTGACAAACGATATATCACAAATAGACCTATTTACGAAAATGTTTGAATACTGGAAAGAAAATCACGGCGGGTAATACGTCACAAGGAACGCTGGGCAGTTGAGTATCTCACCCCTACAACAGCCCAGCACTCAACAACACAACCAATGGGAATTAACTATGCTGTACGCTAATAATAACCTTTCAGGCGCTCTACGTCTATCAGACCTTATGCATCAACCAATAGATCAAGTTATTGAGTATCTAAAAGACAAACCAGACTCATGGGGCGAAGCTATTGCAAAAATGTGTTATCAACACATTACAGAAAAAAGAGGGCAGCTATAATGATGGATTTAATCTCATTACCAAAGACTTGTTTTAGTTGCCAACATTATCAGCAAACAGGTTGGAAAGAAGACATCTTTGCTAAAAAGAAAGACAACGATGGATTACCAATCAAAACTAAAAAGCAACGAGTCGGGCAATGCACACAAACCCAATCAGAAGTATTTTGGAATGAAAGGTGCAATGAATATTTACAAGAATCAGGGATAACCACTCACCCTTGCTCACTTCGACCAACATCGTCGAATTAAAATAAAGGCCGCTGTATAGCGGCCTTTATTACTATTGAATAACTGAAATCAATCAGCAAATCCCATCATCTTCACACAAGACGCCACCAACTGATTTGTTGGTTTATCATAAATAAGCATCGAGCTATCTAAACATTCACTTAATTTCTTAGCATTCTCTTTGAACTCTGGCCCTTCAATTAAGTCGTCATTATTCAAAAATCCTTTTTCATGCAATGTTTGCAACCAACGGCCTGCCGTTCCTAACTTGAGATCAGGATACGCATTTTGCCATTCGTGGCGATTCAACCCATTAACATTACCTTCTAATAGCCATTTTTTATCCTGGTCAACACAACCAGACACCAACCCAATTAGCATAAATGCCATTATTGTTTTTTTAATCATTTTATAGCCTAATACGCTCACGCTACATCAAGCAGCGATTTAATTTCAAGAATTAACCCTTTGTTCAGCAAATTTGCTGCACGGATTTCATCAAGAACATTATCACCACTTTCAGTTAAGTTCTCTGCCACTGCCAAAATATTTAAAACCTGATCACACTTGCGGATTGCTTCTTGTTGTAATTTTTTCATTTTGTTGCTCTTTAAATTAAATAATTTTATGACCTAAACTTCCCCACTCAGTACGAGTGAGTTATAACCTACATCTATAATATCAGCGTTTAAAAAAGCGCAAGTGATCGACACACAAGAAAAAAAGCCATTCATTCTCATGCTTCACCTTCTGTTTAAACTGGTCCACCTACCTTATTTTTTGTTCCATTAATGCGACAAATGGAATATGCCTTAATAAATAACGCCCAGTAAATACCCAAAGACAGAATAGTCCTATAATTAAATCTTTAGGCCGTAAATTGTCCTATTGGAGAAAGTTATGTCATATGAACCGCTAATTAATGCGATAAAAAAAAGACGAGAAGCAGCAGGGATCTCGCAAATGGAAGCTGCGAAAATGGCAGGAATGTCGTTAAAAACGTATCAACGGATAGAGAACGGATCAACCGATATGAAGATGTCCCACTATCGAACATTAGTTCAAAACTTAAAGACAACTGACTTGGATATTTCGTTGGATATGTTAGGTGTTGATGCCGCTACGCCATGGGATGTCGCAGCAGCTGCCAGAACACTAACACCAGAAGTAAGAAATGTGTTGGTGTCATTAATTATGATGATTTATCGAGACAAAGATAATGACCTAAGAAAGTGACTTAACCATTCGCTCAACGTCAGCCATCTTTGCAATAACAGCTTGAATCATATTGTCGGCATCAAGCGTGGTGTTTACTTTCTCATTAACGGATTGTAATGAAACGCCTCGCACCAGTAATGACTCAACCAATTGATTAAGCTTAACGACACTATCAGCCGCCTTATCTAATCGCCAAACAACCAGAGAATCACCAGAATTCATTTTAGATAACAAGCAGGCAAGATCTTCCGCACTCTTACTTGACTCGGTTGTGATACTGTCACAGCCAATATTTAACAAAGCGACCAACTGACATTCAAGATCATGATCGCCCGTATCCCTAGCATAACCATACATCATTATTTTCACCTATTTAAAGTGTGACGTGTCACCCGTCATTATTTTAGATATTAATAGTAGTCCAACATTCACAATCAGAAAAACCACCGTGTCGCAAAACACAATATACATAAATAAATTTTCAATTAGTCTTATTTTTGGTGCGCGATGTGGTCATTATGGTAAATAGCCAAGTTTGCTATTACTTTTATGACGTTAAGCACGAACAAAACCCCAAACATAAAAAAAATCAATTTTAGTCATGGTTAAAACTGGAATTATCACGTTGTAAGTTTGTTACATTTTGGCAGGATTTTAGACAGGAATTTTAGATAGTAAGTTTGGCGGTCGATTCATACCGAAACCGCCAAAAGATCAAGTTTTATCGATTTATACCGCCTCCACTTCTTTAGAGTGGCAATTTTTGCATTCCAGGCTTGAATAACTTTCCGTAACAACGGAAACTTTCATTTCAACCATATCACCATCCTCATTGGACACTTCTTTGTAAACATCCTCAACACTCGGATTAATTGGGTGTTCTATAACATCCGTCGAGCCACACCCACAACAGACCCATTCAATAGAATCATTAAGCTTAAATTTTTCCATTTAACTCTCCATTAAATAATATTTCTCAAACTAGGTAGGAAATAGATATTGATTGATTAAATTCACATCCTCACTCAATACCACGATTTTCCATTCCCATTCTTCAGGAATGTCATCAACTGAAATATGATTTCCAACGTAAGAAAGAAGCGATGTGGCCAACACACCATCCATCCACATAACACCAACCTGAATTGGCTTCTTATCTAACGGACTAGCACGAAGAAGATAAACACCAGGCTGTTCAGGTTTAAATGAACAATTATTAAGTTCTTTTTTAGAAGAACAAATAGCAACTGTGGCATCATTTATTGAGTTTGGAACACGTAGCCCCAAAGATTCATAAATAGATTTGGCCAGTATGTAATCTTCCTTTTTAAGGAAGCTGACATGGGCTAAATCTTGAACAGCATCGAACCATTGCCGGATGAGGTGTAATTGTTCATCACTTAGTTGATTGGAGTTCATAATTAAATCCTATTAAGAATTGACATTCATCTTATCTAAACAATATTGTTCAAACTGATATAACGCCTCATCATCAAAACGACCAGAATCACGTAACCCAATCATCTCCAGGAACAAATGACGGTTAGAAAAATCCAGATTACTATAATCATGCAAATGCGCCACACGCGGCGATTCAGCGCGACGATACCAATTACTAAACGCAGTAGTAAAAAACAGCTCGGCACGGCCGCCATTTTCAATGGCCTCACGAATATCAGCAAGAACCTCTTCTTGTGGTCGAGCTTTCATTAGCTTTTTTGGTTCAATCGCAAGAGAACGTACCGACTCTAAAATCTTTAATTGGTCCACTTGGCTAAGTTGTGGAAGTATCTTAACCAAATGAGCGGCGCTTTCACTTAACATATCTTGTTCAAATGTCATGATGTAATCCTTCTTTATTATCAAAAATCGTTATTTGTTCATCTTCTGTATTTTTAATATCAAGTTGTTCGCCTGTTCGTTCACGATAAATCTTTGCTGCATCGTGACGGCCTAAGCTGGTCAACTTCATTGCTAAACTTAAATCTTTATAACGACCAACCTCAATTAAACCTCGACTGGCCAACATGTGAACCCCCTTTCTAAAATTAGATGGGTCAAGAACTCCGGCACGAATACTTTCAACCATAGATCTAACCTTTGTGACAGCAACAGGATTCGTTTTGTTCTTACTTTCCAAAAGAGCCAATATAAATAACGCATCTTTTTGGTTTTTAGATAAACGGTTTTTCTTATTCATTCCTTATTCACCTCTAGAGTGAATAATAAAATAGAAACAAAGTAATAAAAAGCCTTAATCACCTTATTGTTCAAAAGTGTTATCTCGATCAAATTTCACCAATGGACGCATATCGAGGAGCTATGCGACGAGGCTCCTAATGCGCTTGCGCATATAAGCGAAGCGAGACGCTTTTCTTTCACTGCACTCAAAGTAAACGCTGTTCTTGTTCCAAATACTAAGACCTTAGATTTTGACTTCCTTTCCTGCTAGAACTCGCGAAGCGAAGATAATGAAGTAAATAAGGTTGAATGTTTGATATGGGTTAAATATGAGATCCACTTAATTATCGTAATGTGAGAAAGGAGGACAGTCGGATGACAAAAGAAATGTTCAGCGCAGCCAGCTAGAAAGGAATTATAACGGTAATAGATTAAATTGATGCTGGCTGTTGGGGCCCGTGAAATTGTGCTCGTTGAAGGTAAGGATATTGATATTGTTTATTCACAATTTAATGGGAGGTATTTATATGAGCGAAGCGAAAGATTAAAACCCATCGCCTTTATGGCGTGGGTTTATCCTTCTTTTTAAAGAAGCGGTTAGTTCATTGGTAACTTTCGAGGTTATTTTCACTAACCGACACAGAGAAAACAACAACACTAAGAAAACACGATAAAAAGGCCAAGAAAATGGCATGAACACAACAGGAGGACTGTGTAAATACACAGCTTATTTTGATCAGATATGCAAAATTCTCTGCAATTAAGCAGATACTCTAATTTAATGGGAGGTTATATGTAGGTTTTTAGGGTTGCTAATAACAACGAATCAAACTGGGCATTAACACCCACATCAGGCGCACGAGTTAAGCCAAGCTCTTCTTTAACCTTGTTTTTCGCGGTCATTACTTGAATAGGCGGTAACTGCATTGCAATATTACGCAGTTCGATATCCGTAGTTGAACGGTCATCTTTTGTTGATGATACTTTCTTCACCGCTTCTTTAATTCGATGATGAGTATCCATGACTTGTTTGGTGTGTTTGTTAGCCCCAGTAAACTCACGCTTAAGGCGACCGAGTAAGTTACGCAAAGAATGGCGATCTAATGTCGCAATACGGTCAGATTCACACTGGCGCAGCACTTCTGCTTGGCGTTTTTTCTTTGCCGAGTGAAGTAAACCGTGCTTTTCTTGCCACTTTCTTGCTGCACTTAGCATTTTTCTCGTATCTTCCATTGTTAAGCCAAAGCTTTTAAACAGGTTCGGTTTAAAAAAGATACGTTTTGCTTTGTTTGTTTTGCTTTCACTATCAAATTCACGGACAACAACAATGAGATCAGCCGCTTCCATGTCTTCAATTGCACCATGAACAGGGTCACAAGCCAAACGGCCATGTCTATATTTACCATTCTCACCATCATAACCCGGCGCATATTCATGCAGCTGGCCAATCATGCGGGCAAGCTCTTCAACACTCGATTTAACTTCAAATAAGAAAGGTGCATCAGGATCATAATCAGCACGATAGATCATCGCACGAGTTAACGCATCAAGGGTTTGCTCTCGTTCTATACGAATTGACGCTCGACGTGGGGGAAGGGTTTTCGTTTTCCAAGTACCATCTTTCAACTTTTGGCGATTAATCACCTTACCTTCAATGCGCATCTTTCGCATGAAACGGTTTTTGTTCCAGTTATGAGCAGAAAGAACCGCATCTAATCGACGCGCAATAGCGTGATTAACCATCGGAAGCTCGAAAGAAGGTGTGTATCTTCTTGAACCAGATCGGTTCTCTGTTACATCAGAAGAAGGAGTAATACCAATAATGCTCATTTTTTTACCTAATAACTGTTCGTAAGTGTTGCAGTTACCAAGCATTACAAGTAAACTCTAAGTTGACCTTTAGGGTTGTATTATGCCGCCAAACATTAATACACTTGTTATTTTTAATAACTGCCCGATTTAAGAACCCCACTTTTTTAAGTGGGGTTTTTTTATATCTAAGCTTTGTAAGTTTTTTTATCCTGCCCGCCCAAGTCGCCAAACCACAAGCCAACAAGCATTAAACAACATTTCGCAACAATCCTACCACACGATGCGGAAAGGATCACTAGAAATAATATGACTTTTTACGTAGTGTGTCCTTAACTTTCTTTTTTGTCATCAAAAGCCTGCAATTCTCTTGCTGTCGCACTGGCCACTTTAATTACTAAATGCAAGCCAGGATCACACATTTCACTGTCATCACTCGCCGCTTCAATATGGCGCAATAAAGCCGCCAAGTTATCAACTGTACCTGATTTAGTACCGTCATTTAAAGGATTCAAATTCAACTTTTGCACTCCGATCGACATTTATAATACTGTTTATTTATACAGTATATAATAACGCACACAAAACCCTATTTCTATCAATAGGATAATGTTTTATGTGCCAAGGTAGGATTTAGTGATTAGGGGTTGTTAACTTCGCAGTAGAGAGGGACATTCCTTCCCCCTCAATGACATGATCAACACTCTCGACTATCCACAAACCATTTGCACTTGCTTTATGGTTTTCAAGTATCACACGAGATTCGGCGGTCATTTCTGGACAAAGAGGTCTAGCTAACGATAGTGATTTTTTTCCACGTTGCTTTTTAGCCAGTTCAGCTGCAGCAGCAAAATGCGCTTCTTGCTCTGAAACAAATTGGCGACGCATCGTGATCACCGGTTCACTGGCACCCACTTTCACCATGCGTTTTTTTTGCTTGGCTTCATCAAACCAATGCGCAATGACCGCGCCACAATCTGTACGTTCTGAAATAGTCACTCGTCCTGTTGAATTAGCAGGATCACTAATAACAATATCGTCCATACTTTTTCCACTTGCAGTTTTCCCTTCACCTTTTGGTGTCACCAACAAGCGATTAGCCACCGGCTTAGCGACCGCATCATATTGTCGGCCAAGCCGAGTTAATAGATTTAAATCTGACTCCGCTTTCTGATCAACATGCTCAAACATCACATTAGCTAACACATCACTCACGATAGGCGTTAAACCATGCTCATTAGCAATAAGCGTAATTAGCTCACCATAAGTAATATTATCGAAGGTGCGGTCTTTAGGGGCTTTAATTCCTCCCTTAAATTCTGCTGCTGTAGCGTGAATAGTTAATACATCTTCATCGAGGGGCTCCTCAAGCTCTGTAACCTGATAAACGCCTTTGGGGATTAAGTCCTCTCCTATTCCAATAAAAACCTCAAGCGTTGCACCTGTAGAGGGTAATTTCACCTCTCCATTACGATTATCAATATCAATGGTTAGGCTGTCGGATTGGCCCCCCGTTTCATCATGAATAGTTAAACGCTCTAAACGATCGTTAATAAGCCTTGTAATGTCTTTTCCGTTGGCGATTATTTTAAATACCGATGGCTTCATCATTTAATCCCATAAACTGATGCGACTTGTGTCCTCTGCAGGACCAAGATCTGGCAAATAAATAATGGTCCCTTCTGGTAAAATAGGACCATGCTTCGCAAGACCAGGATTAGCCTCTAAAACGGCCTCAACCGATTTAGGTCTCGGCCCGTAATATTGATGACACACCAAATCAAGCATCTCGCCACGTTTAGTTTGATAAGGAACGTTACTAGTACTCATCTTCACCGTACTCCGAAATGGTTAAAGTACCTTTCATTTCTAAAGGCAACCCATTGTCCGTAAAATATTGGTCATTATGATCAATTGCTTCAATCACCCACAACCCAAGATCGGCCCCCCCTGTTGGGGTTCCTCCCACTAAACGCAATGGTTCCCCTTTATCCGCTAGCGCCTCCATGTTATCGAAAACATACAGATCCGCTTTTTTCTCAGGGTGAATCGTAATGTTAAGGGTTTTGCTGCCACTGTCAGGGCCTTGAAATTGTTTGGCGGGCTTTCGGTTTACTCGGGAACGTGTTGCCCAGCGCCACTTTTTAGCAGTGCGCAATTGTTGATATTGCGCACCATTAATAGAAAACAAGAAATCCCCAAGCGCCAACATCACACCGCCGCGAAATTCATCCATTTTCACTCCTAATCGTAAATACTTGAACGACCTCGACGGGCGTTTTCACGGTCGCGGCGATCAAGTTCAGCACGCACACGCTGAGCCACATCATCACCACTTTCACCTGGTTGTTGCTCTATTGAGATCTGATAGCTTGACGAATAGCTAGGGGTTGCAGTATGAGCAGCAGCAATACCGGTTCTTACTGGTGCAACCGCATTGCCTGCAGCGTAACCACCAGGTGAAGCTCCACCAGACATTTGAACGTTACGGCTGATTTCTACCGCTTTAGTTACGTTCTCATCATCACCAAATAACCCATCCCACCAGCCTTTTATTTTTCCAACCGCATTAGAGATCCACTGAATCATTCCTGCAAATTTGGCAACAATCCCATCCAACAAACCACTAAAAAAGTCAGATAACGGAGACCAGCTCTTCACAAGCAAGGCAACAACCCCTATCAACGCGCCTACGGCTAAAACAATCAAGCCAATTGGGTTCGCATTTAAAGCAACATTTAACGCCCATTGAGCCGCCGTCCAAGCCGCAACACCAAGCGCCATTGCTTTTTGTAAGCCATTCATCAACGCCATGCGCTGCAAACCCGTCATCATGGCAACATTCCATGCCAGTTGCGCCAGTTTTACCCCTATCATCACCGCTTTTAATGCCAACAATGCCATAACGGCACCACCAACTAATTGAGTCAAGAAAGGGAAACGCTCAGCCATATCACCAAGCATCATCGCCGCTTCACCTACCGTATCAGCAACAAACATCATCATTGGCGCAAATACTTTGCCAAGCGTAGCGGTTAAATTGCTAACACGTTGATTCATTCGCTCTACGGATTCATTGGGACCAAGTAAAATAGCCTCAGCCATTTTGTTGGCGCTTTCCATGCCACCTTTTAAGGCCCCATCCATATCACCAATGTTCTTTTTAAGCGTATTGATTTCAGGATAAAGCAACTTAATCATTGCCATGGCTTCATCAGTACCAAACGCTTTCTTTAGCTCTTGCTCTTCAATAGCATCAATCGTACTGCCATATTTACTTTGTAATTCAGAAAGAATATCTGGCATCGATAACAATTGATTATTACTGTCTAAAAAGTTCAAGCCGAGTTTCTCAGAAGCCCCTGCTGCAGAGTTTAAAAAGGCCGCGTATTTCGTTGCAGCCTCACTACCAGACATCGTGGCTTGAAGCTGTCCAAGAATAGAAAGTTGCTCAGCAAAAGAAACATTAGCCGACGTTGCCGTTGCTCCCAAACTAGAAATAGCTGAACTCATTTCAGAGCCGTTGGTTTTAAACGCTTTTACGCTTGATGCAATACCGGCACTAAAATATTCACCGAATTTCATGTCCCGTTCTGAGGCCGACATCGACGCCCAACCATTCACGGTTAACGCCCCCACTTGCTCAAACTGTTTACGATAAATACCGTAACCCGAAGCAAATAGACTGGTCATCTGATCGGTGGTTGATTTCGTCGCCCCTGCTGTTAAAGCCGCAATACGCGTAAATTCGCCCACCGCCACATCAGATAAAGAGGAAATACCCGATTTAATATCATAACTGGCGGCAATAAACTCAGCTTGTGTGGTTCCGCTCCACTGATTAGAAAACTGCTTAGCAGCTTTGGTGATAGCATCAATCCCCTCAGCTTCAACCCCTAAACTTTGAATCGTTCCTTGAGCACTCGCCACTTGCCCATACGATTCTGTCAATTTAGAAATTGCATACGTGGCCGCACCAATTTTGGCGGTATCCATCGCTGCCGATCCCATCAGAGCACTGTTTTTCTTTCGAAGGGTCGCCAATTGTTTTTCACGACTGGCCACAGCCTCAAGCTGCGTTTGCTGATCTTTAAGTCTTGAATTAAGCCTTGCGGTATGACGCTCAATTTGACTTGTTGCCTGGCGTAAGTTTTTTGTGCTTACCCCTGCTGAATTTAATTTTTCACGCAGTGTCCCAAGCTCTTTATTTTCACGATTATGCACCTCAGTTAAACGCTGGGCTTCCTTCGTTGCCTTTTTAAACTCTGAGGTCATTGCTCTGGTAGGATTCTCAACCTCTCGCATTCCACGAGCTAACGCTGCTACTTTTTGCTTTTGAGCATCAAGCGCACGTGTGGTTTCCATGCTGTCACGCTTTAAACGTTTAAACGCATCAAGATCTGCAGAGGTTTTTGATAAACGCGAAATTTGCTTCTGAGTCGATTCAATCGCTTTTGCAGATTTTGTTGTCTGGTCTGTCATTTTTGCGATAGGAGTGGTTACCTTATCGACCATTTCCATGACAAACGATAATTTACTGGTTGTATCGCCCATTCCTGCCCCTTACAAACAAAAAAAAGCCGGGCTAACCTTTAAGGCTGCCCGGCATTTTCAGATTGTTCTTGCGCTTTTTCATGGCGCTGTATTGCAATGTTATGCCAACGCATCAGTTCAGTTAACGACATAGAAGTGGTTGAGCTGACATTAAATCCAGTAAACACAAGAAATATATCAGCCTCCACTTCCATGACATCTTTAGGAACAGGGCTTATCCCTCGAAAAAACTTACGACTTCCGTTTGAAGAGAAAGTAAATCAGAAGGTTTAAGCATATCAAATTCGTTTGCAGTAATGTTGCTAATGCGAGGAATAAGAGTACGGTGAGCATTCACGTCCATGCGCAATACCGCAAACATTTCTAGACCACGTAAGCTTCCCGTATCGGGTTCACGTAGCTCAACACGTTCGATCGCATCATCACCACGCTGAATTGGTTTTTTTAATGTGACAACTGTCATTTTTTGGTACTCCAAACAATAACGCCCCACGCAAAAGCGCAGGGCGTAAAAAAATAAAGAATTAAAGAATTAAAGAATTAAAGCGTTATTGTCCAAGCGCCTTTTTAATGTCACTGTTTCGGTTTTTGCCATCAGGACCAATAAAATCATTGTTCAACTTATCGATAGTGATAATGCGCTTGTTATCCACTTCAAGCTCAAAAAATTCAATATTAATCACAAACTTTGTTGTGGCCTCGACACCACCTGCAGCCCATTCATTAAAATCCACTTCTCGCCAATAACCAGACATACGAACGACAACCGACTTAATTTGTCCGCCGACATCAAGCGCGCCTTTTACAACAAATTGTTCATCACGAGAATCACGAGAACCAATTAAATTAAATACTTTTGAAGAATAATCAGAAATGGTCACTTCTGATTCCATTGCTTCTAATTTACCAACATTACGTTTCATGGTACCGCCAATACCGGCACCATCGAAATCAATGGTTTTCATCACAACCTTTGGCAACGTAAGCTTGTTTGCTACCCCAGCAAAGCTTTCGTTTTTAAGAAAGGCGTTAAAGTCCACGAGAACCGATGGAATACGTCCTGACATTATCTGCTCCTATTAGCTAAAAATGGCTTCGTTATAAGTATTGTTTACATGCTGACGGAACGTCACACGCTCAGCGATATCATAGAACCCAAGGTCATAATCAAAGATCGCCTCTGATGTACCAATCGCATCGATGTTAAGTTGCTTATCAACCCAACATTCACCGCCGCTGATCACTTCACGATTTTTCAATCGACGTAAGAAAGCATTCACTCGGCCTGTAACGCTTTCGATGTAGTTTTTGGTGATCTTCTGATCTACTGCGTCATCATGCGCTTGCATAATGCTGTCGCCAACAATGTAACGAATACGCTGATGAGGAAGCATGACACCATTTGTTAAACGGTTACCCCATAAATGCCAACCGCCTTGCTTATTTACAATAGTGGTAATGTTATTGGCATTCAGTTGGTTCGCCATACAGCTCTTAGCGCCTTTGCCTGCAGAAATATACGGAATATCGATGGCCGTACCTAAAATGCCACTGATCTTGCGGTTTGACGGTGATTCGTGATAACCCTCTTCGTTATCAACACGAACAATATGACCCGCCACAATGGCCGATGCATGACGTTTTACGTTCGCTTTTTTATCAGGATCGAATAACTCAACACCACCATGAACAAAATACGCTTCGGCAAATTGACGTGCTCGGTTAACAACGGCGCTATATCCTGCCATGTAATCCGAATCAATGATCGGCGTTGCATTTAGGCTCTTAGCCACACGTTCAAGCTCTTCACCCACACCAGAAAGGTGAGAGAACTCAGGAGCAATAATTAAGCGAGGACGAACACCCAACTTCCCTTCGGCTGCTTCTAAAGCTTTAAGCCCCGTTGAAGCGCCACTTTCACTGTCAATCGTACCAATGACATTCGCTTTAGTGGTTGCGTCATCTTGTCCTTTGGTTACACGAACAACCACAACAACCGCACCAGTTTGGCTGTAAATGTCTTTTAACGCATTTTTAAGCGTCCCTTCATCACCGGCTTTCGCAATTAACTTATCGGTGGTGACTAACGTTGGTGTATTTAGTGGGAAGGCTTCATCTTCACCACCGGATAAATACGTTTGATAAGCGTACTCAACCACACCAGAACCATCGCCATTAACCGCAACCGTAACTAAATCATTCGCCTTATCGTCAGCGTTAATTAACGCCGCCACTTCTGCAGCCGTTGATGTGATCACCCCTTCGGCATCGGTGGCCAAAAAGACCTTAAGCAGCATTCCTTCAACAACTAAAGAAAGCGTTGCGTTATTGGTTGCTGGGTTAATTAACTCAACACTGATCCCGTTATTTCGCACTCCAGAACCAACCGATTCAAACATTAATGACGAATTATCATCACCAAGTGTCAGTGTTGAAGATGTTGCTACTTGAGCATCAGGGGCGGTGGCAACCAAGCCAATGGTCGACGCGGCAAGCACTTCAATCGGACGGTTTCCATCTTTAATTAAAAACGTCTCGACGCCATGGAAATAGTTTCCAGACATGGGGTGTTCTCCTATGGGTAAATTTTAGGTATAAAAAAACCCAGCGCTAGGGCTGGGTTTCGGTTGAATAACTTCGGTAAACTTATTGAATGATATTAATTTATAGGCTTCCAAGAATTACTTGCTGTTCCTGTCGCCTTATACCAAATGTATTGACCAGGTGAAGTATCTAAATACTCATCACCTAAGTAACGAGGTGTAACATTATTGACTGGAGACTCATTCCCTGAATGAACTGAATCTTCAGGAGTTGATGTCATGTTCTTCCAATCATTGGTATTTAAACCTGTAGATTTATACCAACGATGTTCACCTTGAGAAGCGTCCAAAAACTCCTCTCCAACAAATAAAGGCTTTACTCTTCCTATTGGGTTATGATTGCCACTTCGCTTATATCTGTAATCATCAATTAATTTCGCCGTTTCATAATCAATAAAGTTAATACCAGCGACAGTTAAAATAGGATCGCCAGCTGAACCATTTTCTTCAATCCAAACACGAACAGTATGCCAACCTTTCGTTGCTACATGTATTCGACAAGACGACAATACATCAAAATCTGACAGTCTATCCAACCAAATACTTTTATCCAAAGCATCAATTCCTATCGACGAACCAGGCTTAGCATCTCGGTCTGGTGATGTATCACGCCAAACTCGATCATCAAATGTGTATTGCGGTTGAGGTAATCCATGGTCTAAATCAACAGTTAGCTTTGCATTAGTCACATTGATATTAGGCGTTATCACCAAATCATCTACTTCTGAGTAAAATGAAAAATACAAATACTCATTATATTGTGACGTCTCTGTAACGTACCCGCCTGAATAACTATTTAAAGGAGGGGTATTTTGACCTGACTTTGAAAGATTGATTCCCCACTGATTGAAACGAAATTTAATACCATCGTCATTGAATCGAGTAACAATGTTAGTGCCGCTAAATACAGATGTCGGTGTTTTTAAGTTAGAAAGAATACGAGATGTAATCTTAGACGCAAGATGCTTATATCCAACATCTTTGAAATGAACATTATCTGAAAAATATGTAGAATCTACATTTTTGAAAACCTCAACACCGTTAATACACATCAATCCAAACTCTTCAGCCAGATTAAAAACAGCGTCACGATATGCTTCTAGTAAGCGAGTGTTAAAGTTATATTGCTTTTGCGGAGGTGGAGTCATTAAAACAACACTTGCCCCTTTCTTAATCTCTCTAACAACAATCAACTTATAATAATGGATAAACTCTTCGACTGTTTGATATGGTGAAAAACCAAATGCCGAATCATTTGATGGTTAAATCAGCATGGA